ATGCTGGAACAAATGGGCATTGCCGCGAAGCAAGCCTCGTATAAATTAGCGCAACTCTCCAGCCGCGAAAAAAATCGCGTGCTGGAAAAAATCGCCGATGAACTGGAAGCACAAAGCGAAATCATCCTCAACGCTAACGCCCAGGATGTTGCTGACGCGCGTGCCAATGGCCTTGGCGAAGCGATGCTTGACCGTCTGGCACTGACGCCCGCACGGCTGAAAGGCATTGCCGATGATGTGCGCCAGGTGTGTAACCTCGCCGATCCGGTGGGGCAGGTAATCGATGGCAGCGTACTGGACAGCGGCCTGCGTCTTGAGCGTCGTCGCGTACCGCTGGGGGTTATTGGCGTGATTTATGAAGCGCGCCCGAACGTGACGGTTGATGTCGCTTCGCTGTGCCTGAAAACCGGTAATGCGGTGATCCTGCGCGGTGGCAAAGAAACGTGTCGCACTAACGCTGCAACGGTGGCGGTGATTCAGGACGCCCTGAAATCCTGCGGCTTACCGGCGGGTGCCGTGCAGGCGATTGATAATCCTGACCGTGCGCTGGTCAGTGAAATGCTGCGTATGGATAAATACATCGACATGCTGATCCCGCGTGGTGGCGCTGGTTTGCATAAACTGTGCCGTGAACAGTCGACAATCCCGGTGATCACAGGTGGTATAGGCGTATGCCATATTTACGTTGATGAAAGTGTAGAGATCGCTGAAGCATTAAAAGTGATCGTCAACGCGAAAACTCAGCGTCCGAGCACATGTAATACGGTTGAAACGTTGCTGGTGAATAAAAACATCGCCGATAGCTTCCTGCCCGCATTAAGCAAACAAATGGCGGAAAGCGGCGTGACATTACACGCAGATGCAGCTGCACTGGCGCAGTTGCAGGCAGGCCCTGCGAAGGTGGTTGCTGTTAAAGCCGAAGAGTATGACGATGAGTTTCTGTCATTAGATTTGAACGTCAAAATCGTCAGCGATCTTGACGATGCCATCGCCCATATTCGTGAACACGGCACACAACACTCCGATGCGATCCTGACCCGCGATATGCGCAACGCCCAGCGTTTTGTTAACGAAGTGGATTCGTCCGCTGTTTACGTTAACGCCTCTACGCGTTTTACCGACGGCGGCCAGTTTGGTCTGGGTGCGGAAGTGGCGGTAAGCACACAAAAACTCCACGCGCGTGGCCCAATGGGGCTGGAAGCACTGACCACTTACAAGTGGATCGGCATTGGTGATTACACCATTCGTGCGTAAATAAAACCGGGTGATGCAAAAGTAGCCATTTGATTCACAAGGCCATTGACGCATCGCCCGGTTAGTTTTAACCTTGTCCACCGTGATTCACGTTCGTGAACATGTCCTTTCAGGGCCGATATAGCTCAGTTGGTAGAGCAGCGCATTCGTAATGCGAAGGTCGTAGGTTCGACTCCTATTATCGGCACCATTTAAATCAATAAGTTACACATCATTAGTACCTTCCTTATTTTTTGACTGGGACAAATTTGGGACCGATGGGTTCAGGATCGAGTCTATTTGCCGTGCATGTTCGGTAAGGTGATTAGGTGCGAGGTGAGCATATCGACGAACCATTTCGATAGACTCCCAGCCTCCCATTTCCTGTAACACTGACAACGGGACTCCGGCTTGAACCAGCCAACTTGCCCAGGTGTGTCTCAAGTCGTGAAATCTGAAATCATCAATACCTGCTCGTCTCAGCGCCGCTTTCCAGGCTGTGTTTGCGTCATACCGCATCTTCCTGACCGTTGGCGCTTTCGTTCCGTCTGGTTTGGTACAGCTTTCCTTGTATACAAATACCCAACGGTGATGATTCCCGATTTGTTTTTTCAATACGCGACATGCAGTATCATTCAGCGCAACGCCAATTGCGCGGTTTGATTTACTCTCTTCCGGGTTTATCCATGCCACCCGGCGCTGCATGTCTATTTGTTGCCATTCAAGGTTGATGATGTTCGAGCGTCTTAAGCCTGTTGCCAGTGCAAATTCAACAACAGACTTTAATGGCTCCGGACATTCATCAATCAGCCTTTGTGCTTCATGAGGCTCCAGCCAGCGGATACGTTTATTCTTCGGTTGAGGCACTTTAATAATTGGTGCCTTATCCAGCATTTTCCATTCACGCTCTGCGGCTCTTAGCAGGGCCTTTATAAATGAAAGATGCGTAGCCTTCGTTGCAACGGACGCTGGTTTTGGCGTGTATTCTGGAACAGGTTTCCCTTTTTTTCTGCATGCTTCTGCCCTGAGTTTCCAGTTTTCCTCATGACGCCGGTTTGTCATTTTCTGCATCGCTGAATAAATTTTTGATTCAGTGATGTCTCTTAGTTGCATCCCTGCGAAATGTTGAAGCCAGAATCCGATCCGGCTTTTGTCATCGTCCAGTGATTTCTTATGTGCTTTCTCTTCGAGCCACCTGACACACGCTTCCTCAAACGTCATATCAGGTATTTCACCAAGTTTGCTGACCCGCCATGCTTCAGCCTTTAGCTTGTCATGGAGCTCTGTCGCCTGCCTTTTGTCCTTTGTTCCAAGAGACTGTTTAAATCTTTTACCGTTCGGCAATGTGAAACTGGCGTACCATATTTCACTTCTGCGGAAGAGTGACATTTTCTTTCCTCTGTTATGCCATCACCCGCGCTCACCTTGATAGTATGCAGCGGAGACTGAAGCGCCGCAATGCAGGCTTGTCGCGTTGTGAGGTAAGGAGATTTTGGTTTAGTGGGGTCTTTGCGTGTTGCCTGTAGGCGGCCTGTTCGTATCCAGTTGGTGGCGGTTGGTCTGGATATCTTAAGAAACTGACAGGCCTCATCGAGTGTGAGGCTGTATGATTCCATGGTTACCTCTGCTTTTTGAACGCATGTCACGTAACTTCTTAATGTGTTCTGCCGTTTCGATCTCTTCTGCTATCCAATCTGCATCAGCTTTATTCACAGGTTCAAAGTCATGATTAAAGCGGAACATGCTGGCGATACATGTTCTGCCTTTTCGGATGTAGTGAACTTTGTTGTGGGTAGAACGCAGGATTTTGCAGGGAGTGCCGTGGTGGTCGACGTACCAGGTGTTAGGCAAAATGATTCTGAACATTTTTACACCTCAGTTGGACGATGTTGAAATTTGCTGCTTTGAGGCCATCACAGTCCCCATTGTTTGTTCTTAAGTTCGATCTCCTCCTGGCAACTTGCACAAGTCCGACAACCCTGAACGGCCAGGCGTCTTCGCTCATCTATGGGATCGCCACACTCACAACAATGAGTGGCAGATATAGCCTGGTGGTTCAGGCGGCGCATTTTTATTGCTGTGTTGCGCTGTAATTCTTCAATTTCTGATGCTGAATCAATGATGTCTGCCATCTTCCATTAATCCCTGAATTGTTGGTTAATACGCTTGAGGGTGAATGCGAATAATAAAAAAGGAGCCTGTAGCTCCCTGATGATTTTGCTTTTCATGTTCACCGTTCCTTAAAGACGCCGTTTAACATGCCGATCGCCAGGCTTAAATGAGTCGGTGTGAATCCCATCAGCGTTACCGTTTCGCGGTGCTTCTTCAGTACGCTACGGCAAATGTCATCGACGTTTTTATCCGGAAACTGCTGTCTGGCTTTTTTGATTTCAGAATTAGCCTGACGGGCAATACTGCGAAGGGCGTTTTCTTGCTGAGGTGTCATTGAACAAGTCCCATGTCGGCAAGCATAAGCACACAGAATATGAAGCCCGCTGCCAGAAAAATGCATTCCGTGGTTGTCATGCAGCCTCCCGACGGGCAAGAATCCTTGAGCCGAACGCCATCAACTCGCCACGATCAACGGTCGTAAAGTGGCAGTGTGTACGGGGGTATGGGTGCCAGATAATGAGCATCGAGCCTTTATTATTTCCACTCACGGGTTTCTCGGTGAGTGGGTTAATAAATGCCAGTCGTCCTGCTGTGATGAATCTGACCTCACTGGCGGTTTGTATCGCTTCATGAAACCATCCGACAGACGTGTCAGCAGGCAATAACATTACACATCCCACACTACTGAATTTGTTTTCGGTGGCTGCCTTTTTCACAAAAGGGGAAATATTGCTGTATGGTGGATTCAGCCAGACATAACCAGAGGCATATCCCATTGCTTCAGGCCATGAAGTGGTTAATGTGTTCTGCTCCTGTGAGATAAAAAGCCGACATAGCCGGTTTTTTTCGTTGGCTGCAGCATCAAGTTGAAAAACGAACTCTGCATTCAGCGCAGCAAAAATCTCTGGTGGTGTGCGCCAGCTGTCGCGATGTTCGGCAGGAGTATTGCTTCCGGTGAAATCAGTCATACAGCCCCCCGTTTATTATTTATCTCCTCAGCCAGCCGCTGCGCTTTCAGTGGATTTCTGATAACAGAAAGGCCGGGAAATACCCAGCCTCGCTTCGTAACGGAGTAGACGAAAGTGATCGCGCCTACCCGGATATTATCGTGAGGATGCTTCATCGCCATTGCTCCCCAAATACAAAACCAATTTCAGCCAGTGCCTCGTCCATTTTTTCGATGAACTCCGGCACCATCTCGTCAAAACTCGCCATGTAATTTTCATCCCGCTCAACCACGACATAATGCAGGCCTTCACGCTTCATGCGCGGGTCATAGTTGGCAAAGTACCAGGCATCTTTTCGTGTCACCCACATGCTGTACTGCACCTGGGCCATGTAAGCCGACTTTATGGCCTCGAAACCACCGAGCCGGAACTTCATGAAATCCCGGGAGGTAAACGGGCATTTCAGCTCAAGGCCATTGCCGTCACTGCATAAACCATCGGGAGAGCAGGCGGTGCGCATACTTTCGTCGCGATAGATGATCGGGGATTCAGTAACATTCACGCCGGAAGTAAACTCAAACAGGACTTTGGCGTCGTTCTCGTACTGTTTTCCCCAGGCCAGCGCCTTAGCGTTAACTTCCGGAGCCACACCGGTGCAAACCTCGGCAAGCAGGGTGTGGAAGTAGGACATTTTCATGTCAGGCCATTTCTTTCCGGAGCGGGGTTTTGCTATCACATTGTGAACTTCTGAAGCGGTGATGACGCCGAGCCGTAATTTGTGCCACGCATCATCCCCCTGTTCGACAGCTCTCACGTCGATCCCGGTACGCTGCAGTATAATGTCCGGTGTCATGCAGCCACCTTCTGTTCAGAGGCTTTCTGTTTCAGGAATCCAAGAGCTTTCACTGCTTCGGCCTGTGTCAGTTCTGACGATGCGCGAATGTCGCGGAGAAATATCTGGGAACAGAGCGGCAATAAGTCGTCATCCCATGTTTTATCCAGGGCAATCAGCAGAGTGTTAATCTCCTGCATGGTTTCATCGTTAACCGGAGTGATGTCGCGTTCCGGCTGACGTTCTGCAGTGTATGCGGTATTTTCGACAATGCGCTCGGCTTCATCCTTGTCATAGATACCAGCAAATCCGAAGGCCAGACGGGCACACTGAATCATGGCTTTATGCCGTAACATCCGTTTGGGATGCGACTGCCACGGCCCCGTGATTTCTCTGCCTTCGCGGGTTTTGAATGGTTCGCGGCGGCATTCATCCATCCACTCGGTAACGCAGATCGGATGATTGCGGTCCTTGCGGTAAATCCGGCATGTACAGGATTCATTGTCCTGCTCAAAGTCCATACCATCAAACTGCTGGTTTTCATTGATGATGCGGGACCAGCCATCAACGCCCACCACCGGAACGATGCCGTTCTGCTTATCAGGGAAGGCGTAAATTTCTTTCGTCCACGGATTAAGGCCGTACTGGTTGGCGACGATCAACAATGCGATGAACTGCGCATCGCTGGCATCACCTTTAAATGCCGTCTGGCGAAGAGTGGTGATCAGTTCCTGTGGGTCGACAGAATCCATGCCGACACGTTCAGCCAGCTTCCCTGCCAGCGTTGCGAGTGCTGTACTCATCCGTTTTATACCTCTGAATCAATATCAACCTGGTGGCGGGCAATAGTTTCAACCATGTACCGGATGTGTTCTGCCATGCGCTCCTGAAACTCAACATCGTCATCAAACGCACGGGTAATGGCTTTTTTGCTGGCCCCGTGGCGTTGCAAATGATCGATGCATAGCGATTCAAACAGGTGCTGGGGCAGGCCTTTTTCCATGTCGTCTGCCAGTTCTGCCTCTTTCTCTTCACGGGCGATCTGCTGGTAGTGACGCGCCCAGCTCTGAGCCTCAAGACGATCCTGAATGTAATAAGCGTTCATGGCTGAACTCCTGAAAATGGCTGTGAAAATATCGCCCGCGAAATGCCAGGCTGATTAGGAAAACAGGAAAGGGGGTTAGTGAATGCTTTTGCTTGATCTCAGTTTCAGTATTAATATCCATTTTTTATAAGCGTCGACGGCCTCACGAAACATCTTTTCATCGCCAATAAAAGTGGCGATAGTGAATTTAGTCTGGATAGCCATAATTGTTTGATCCATTTTTTGGGACTCCTGGCTGATTAAGTATGTCGATAAGGCGTTTCCATCCGTCACGTAATTTACGGGTGATTCGTTCAAGTAAAGATTCGGAAGGGCAGCCAGCAACAGGCCACCCTGCAATGGCATATTGCATGGTGTGCTCCTTATTTATACATAACGAAAAACGCCTCGAGTGAAGCGTAATTGGTATGCGGTAACGCCGCGCTCAGGCGGCTTTGATAGTCATATCATCTGGATCAAATATTCCTGATGTATCGATATCGGTAATTCTTATTCCTTCGCTACCATCCATTGGAGGCCATCCTTCCTGACCATTTCCATCATTCCAGTCGAACTCACACACAACACCATATGCATTTAAGTCGCTTGAAATTGCTATAAGCAGAGCATGTTGCGCCAGCATGATTAATACAGCATTTAATACAGAGCCGTGTTTATTGAGTCGGTATTCAGAGTCTGACCAGAAATTATTAATCTGGTGAAGTTTTTCCTCTGTCATTACGTCATGGTCGATTTCAATTTCTATTGATGCTTTCCAGTCGTAATCAATGATGTATTTTTTGATGTTTGACATCTATTCATATCCTCATAGATAAAAAATCGCCCTCACACTGGAGGGCAAAGAAGATTTCCAATAATCAGAACAAGTCGGCTCCTGTTTAGTTACGAGCGACATTGCTCCGTGTATTCACTCGTTGGAATGAATACACAGTGCAGTGTTTATTCTGTTATTTATGCCAAAAATAAAGGCCACTATCAGGCAGCTTTGTTGTTCTGTTTACCAAGTTCTCTGGCAATCATTGCCGTCGTTCGTATTGCCCATTTATCGACATATTTCCCGTCTTCCATTACAGGAAACATTTCTTCAGGCTTAACCATGCATTCCGATTGCAGCTTGCATCCATTGCATCGCTTGAATTGTCCACACCATTGATTTTTATCAATAGTCGTAGTCATACGGATAGTCCTGGTATTGTTCCATCACATCCTGAGGATGCTCTTCGAACTCTTCAAATTCTTCTTCCATATATCACCTTAAATAGTGGATTGCGGTAGTAAAGATTGTGCCTGTCTTTTAACCACATCAGGCTCGGTGGTTCTCGTGTACCCCTACAGCGAGAAATCGGATAAACTATTACAACCCCTACAGTTTGATGAGTATAGAAATGGATCCACTCGTTATTCTCGGACGAGTGTTCAGTAATGAACCTCTGGAGAGAACCATGTATATGATCGTTATCTGGGTTGGACTTCTGCTTTTAAGCCCAGATAACTGGCCTGAATATGTTAATGAGAGAATCGGTATTCCTCATGTGTGGCATGTTTTCGTCTTTGCTCTTGCATTTTCGCTAGCAATTAATGTGCATCGATTATCAGCTATTGCCAGCGCCAGATATAAGCGATTTAAGCTAAGAAAACGCATTAAGATGCAAAACGATAAAGTGCGATCAGTAATTCAAAACCTTACAGAAGAGCAATCTATGGTTTTGTGCGCAGCCCTTAATGAAGGCAGGAAGTATGTGGTTACATCAAAACAATTCCCATACATTAGTGAGTTGATTGAGCTTGGTGTGTTGAACAAAACTTTTTCCCGATGGAACGGGAAGCATATATTATTCCCTATTGAGGATATTTACTGGACTGAATTAGTTGCCAGCTATGATCCATATAATATTGAGATAAAGCCAAGGCCAATATCTAAGTAACTAGGTAAGAGGAATCGATTTTCCCTTAATTTTCTGGCGTCCACTGCATGTTATGCCGCGTTCGCCAGGCTTGCTGTACCATGTGCGCTGATTCTTGCGCTCAATACGTTGCAGGTTGCTTTCAATCTGTTCGTGGTATTCAGCCAGCACTGTAAGGTCTATCGGATTTAGTGCGCTTTCTACTCGTGATTTCGGTTTGCGATTCAGCGAGAGAATAGGGCGGTTAACTGGTTTTGCGCTTACCCCAACCAACAGGGGATTTGCTGCTTTCCATTGAGCCTGTTTCTCTGCGCGACGTTCGCGGCGGCGTGTTTGTGCATCCATCTGGATTCTCCTGCCAGTTAGCTTTGAGTAACGCGCCGTGATGCTTATCTCCACGGTTGCTGTCTTGCAGCTGCATTTCGCGCTACTCAAAGCCTTCTGCTTTGAATGCTGCCCTTCTTCAGGGCTAAATTTTTAAGAGCGTCACCTTCATGGTGGTCAGTGCGTCCTGCTGATGTGCTTAGTATCACCGCCAGTGGTATTTATGTCAACACCGCCAGAGATAATTTATCACCGCAGATGGTTATCTGTATGTTTTTTATATAGATTTATTTTTTGCAGGGTTGTGTGGATTGGGAAGGTGATCGAGAGATCTGAATTGCGATGTTTAGTGAGTTGTATCTATTAATTTCCAAATAAATACAATTGGTTATGTGTTCTTGGGTGAGGGGGATCGTGAGGCAAAGAAAACCCGGCTCTGTGGCCGGGAATAACATTTAGGAATCAAGGTCAGGTAGCATGATTTTCTCAATCAACGTCAATGCCCTTTGGTCTCGTTCAGCAAAATATTTAGGAGCGTACTGAGGCAGCCACACTTCGTTGAAGTGTTGTTTGAAATCTGCAAGATATTCGTTTGGGTATAGACGTACCGGGAATGTCCGGCCATCTGGGTACTCATGGTTATATGTTGGGAATGTCTTCGGCTCAACCCCCCGGTTGTCACGGAGCCATTGCGAGAAAACCCTACCCTCTGAAATATCAGGGACCATTTTTTCTGGCAGCGTATATCCGGCCTGTTCAAGTGGCGCAACCAAGTTAAACGTCAGTTCATTAAGCATAGAAAAGTGCGTATGAGGAACTCTGCCTCGGTTTGTCATATACCGCTTAAGGTGGATAGGGAGTTCGGCAGGCGCTCTTTCACCTGACATCCACTCACGCACCCATCTCGATACTTGCACTGCAAATTTTGGAGATAGCCACTGAGCTAAATTAATTGCGATGTCTGGATGAACCCAAGTCCCTTGATTCTCTGCTCTTCCGCCTTTAAATGATTGAATTAACTCCGATATGGGAATCCCCATATCGCGTGATAATTCATCAAAAAAATCTTGTGTTGTTTTTAGTCGTGTATAGTCAGCAAGTAGCTTCCCCGCAGACTTGCACATCGCGGTGGCATTGATGTATCCGTCTTTGGTGCGAAGATGGATGACTTCTCCATCAACTTCTCTAGCGATTAATGCAAGTTGAAACTGTGTCATAAATCATCCTATTACGTGAAAAATAAAACAATCACCCAAACGTCTCTTCTGGCCACTGGCTGGCGATAACTTTCCCCACAACGGAACAACTCTCATTGCATGGGATCATTGGATATTGCGGGTTTAGTGGTTGTAAAAACACCTGACCGCTATCCCTGATCAGTTTCTTGAAGGTAAACTCATCACCCCCAAGTCTGGCTATGCAGAAATCACCTGGCTCAACAGCCTGCTCAGGGTCAACGAGAATTAACATTCCGTCAGGAAAGCTTGGCTTGGAGCCTGTTGGTGCGGTCATGGAATTACCTTCAACCTCAAGCCAGAATGCAGAATCACTGGCTTTTTTGGTTGTGCTTACCCATCTCTCCGCATCACCTTTGGTAAAGGTTCTAAGCTCAGGTGAGAACATCCCTGCCTGAACATGAGAAAAAACAGGGTACTCATACTCACTTCTAAGTGACGGCTGCATACTAACCGCTTCATACATCTCGTAGATTTCTCTGGCGATTGAAGGGCTAAATTCTTCAACGCTAACTTTGAGAATTTTTGCAAGCAATGCGGCGTTATAAGCATTTAATGCATTGATGCCATTAAATAAAGCACCAACGCCTGACTGCCCCATCCCCATCTTGTCTGCGACAGATTCCTGGGATAAGCCAAGTTCATTTTTCTTTTTTTCATAAATTGCTTTAAGGCGACGTGCGTCCTCAAGCTGCTCTTGTGTTAATGGTTTCTTTTTTGCGCTCATACGTTAAATCTATCACCGCAAGGGATAAATATCTAACACCGTGCGTGTTGACTATTTTACCTCTAGCGGTGATAATAGTTGCATGTACTAAGGAGGTTGTATGGAACAACGCATAACCCTGAAAGATTATGCAATGCGCTTTGGGCAAACCAAGACAGCTAAAGATCTCGGCGTATATCAAAGCGCGATCAACAAGGCCATTCATGCAGGCCGAAAGATTTTTTTAACTATAAACGCTGATGGAAGCGTTTATGCGGAAGAGGTAAAGCCCTTCCCGAGTAACAAAAAAACAACAGCATAAATAACCCCGCTCTTACACATCCCAGCCCTGAAAAAGGGCATCAAATTAAACCACACCTATGGTGTATGCATTTATTTGCATACATTCAATCAATTGTTATCTAAGGAAATACTTACATATGGTTCGTGCAAACAAACGCAACGAGGCTCTACGAATCGAGAGTGCGTTGCTTAACAAAATCGCAATGCTTGGAACTGAGAAGACAGCGGAAGCTGTAGGAGTTGATAAGTCGCAGATCAGCAGGTGGAAGAGGGACTGGATTCCAAAGTTCTCAATGCTGCTTGCTGTTCTTGAATGGGGTGTCGTTGACGACGACATGGCTCGATTGGCACGACAAGTTGCTGCGATTCTCACCAATAAAAAACGCCCGGCGGCAACCGAGCGTTCTGAACAAATCCAGATGGAGTTCTGAGGTCATTACTGGATAAATCTACAGGAGTCATTATGACAAATACAGCAAAAATACTCAACTTCTGCAGAGGTAACTTTGCCGGACAGGAGCGTAATGTGGCAGATCTCGATGATGGTTACGCCAGACTATCAAATATGCTGCTTGAGGCTTATTCGGGCGCAGATCTGACCAAGCGACAGTTTAAAGTGCTGCTTGCCATTCTGCGTAAAACCTATGGGTGGAATAAACCAATGGACAGAATCACCGATTCTCAACTTAGCGAGATTACAAAGTTACCTGTCAAACGGTGCAATGAAGCCAAGTTAGAACTCGTCAGAATGAATATTATCAAGCAGCAAGGCGGCATGTTTGGACCAAATAAAAACATCTCAGAATGGTGTATCCCTCAAAACGAGGGAAAATCCCCTAAAACGAGGGATAAAACATCCCTCAAATTGGGGGATTGCTATCCCTCAAAACAGGGAGACACAAAAGACACTATTACAAAAGAAAAAAGAAAAGATTATTCGTCCGAGAATTCTGGCGAATCCTCTGACCAGCCAGAAAACGATCTTTCTGTGGTTAAACCGGATGCTGCAATTCAGAGCGGCAGCAAGTGGGGAACAGCAGAAGACCTGACCGCCGCAGAGTGGATGTTTGACATGGTGAAGACCATCGCGCCATCAGCCAGAAAACCGAATTTTGCTGGGTGGGCTAACGATATCCGCCTGATGCGTGAACGTGACGGACGTAACCACCGCGATATGTGTGTGCTTTTCCGCTGGGCCTGCCAGGACAACTTCTGGTCCGGTAACGTGCTGAGTCCGGCCAAACTCCGCGACAAGTGGACCCAGCTCGAAATCAACCGTAACAAGCAACAGGCAGGCGTGACAGCCAGCAAACCAAAACTCGACCTGACAAACACTGACTGGATTTACGGGGTGGATTTATGAAAAACATCGCCGCACAGATGGTTAACTTTGACCGTGAGCAGATGCGCCGGATCGCCAACAACATGCCGGAACAGTACGACGAAAAGCCGCAGGTACAACAGGTAGCGCAGATCATCAATGGTGTGTTCAGCCAGTTACTGGCAACTTTCCCGGCGAGCCTGGCTAACCGTGACCAGAATGAACTGAACGAAATCCGCCGCCAGTGGGTTCTGGCTTTCCGGGAAAATGGGATCACCACGATGGAACAGGTTAACGCTGGAATGCGCGTAGCCCGCCGGCAGAATCGACCATTCCTGCCATCACCCGGGCAGTTTGTTGCCTGGTGCCGGGAAGAAGCATCCGTTACCGCCGGGCTGCCAAACGCCAGCGAGCTGGTTGATATGGTTTACGAGTATTGCCGGAAGCGAGGCCTGTATCCGGATGCGGAGTCTTATCCGTGGAAATCAAACGCGCACTACTGGCTGGTTACCAACCTGTATCAGAACATGCGGGCCAATGCGCTTACTGATGCGGAATTACGCCGTAAGGCCGCAGATGAGCTTGTCCATATGACTGCGAGAATTAACCGTGGTGAGGCGATCCCTGAACCAGTAAAACAACTTCCTGTCATGGGCGGTAGACCTCTAAATCGTGCACAGGCTCTGGCGAAGATCGCAGAAATCAAAGCTAAGTTCGGACTGAAAGGAGCAAGTGTATGACGGGCAAAGAGGCAATTATTCATTACCTGGGGACGCATAATAGCTTCTGTGCGCCGGACGTTGCCGCGCTAACAGGCGCAACAGTAACCAGCATAAATCAGGCCGCGGCTAAAATGGCACGGGCAGGTCTTCTGGTTATCGAAGGTAAGGTCTGGCGAACGGTGTATTACCGGTTTGCTACCAGGGAAGAACGGGAAGGAAAGATGAGCACGAACCTGATTTTTAAGGAGTGTCGCCAGAGTGCCGCGATGAAACGGGTATTGGCGGTATATGGAGTTAAAAGATGACCATCTACATCACTGAGCTAATAACAGGCCTGCTGGTAATCGCAGGCCTTTTTATTTGGGGGAGAGGGAAGTCATGAAAAAACTAACCTTTGAAATTCGATCTCCAGCACATCAGCAAAACGCTATTCACGCGGTACAGCAAATTCTTCCAGACCCAACCAAACCAATCGTAGTAACCATTCAGGAACGCAACCGCAGCTTAGACCAGAATCGAAAGCTTTGGGCTTGCCTTGGTGACGTCTCTCGTCAGGTTGAATGGCATGGTCGCTGGCTGGATGCAGAAAGCTGGAAGTGTGTGTTTACCGCAGCATTAAAGCAGCAGGATGTTGTTCCTAACCTTGCCGGTAATGGCTTTGTGGTAATAGGCCAGTCAACCAGCAGGATGCGTGTAAGCGAATTTGCGGAGCTATTAGAGCTTATACAGGCATTCGGTACAGAGCGTGGCGTTAAGTGGTCGGACGAAGCGCGACTGGCTCTCGAATGGAAAGCGCGATGGGGAGACAGGGCGGCATGAGACGACAGCGACGAAGTATCACCGACATCATCTGCGAAAACTGCAAATACCTTCCAACGAAACGCTCCAGAAATAAACGCAAGCCAATCCCAAAAGAATCTGACGTAAAAACCTTCAACTACACGGCTCACCTGTTGGATATCCGGTGGCTAAGACATCGTGCGAGGAATACAAGGTGATTGACCCAAATCGAAGTTACGAACAAGAAAGCGTCGAGCGGGCTTTAACGTGCGCTAATTGCGGTCAGAAGCTGCATGTGCTGGAAGTTCACGTGTGTGAGTACTGCTGTGCAGAGCTGATGAGCGATTCGAATAGCTCGATGCACGAGGAAGAAGATGATGGCTAAACCAGCGCGAAGACGATGTAAAAACGATGAATGTCGGGAATGGTTTCACCCTGCATTCGCTAATCAGTGGTGGTGCTCTCCAGAGTGTGGAACCAAGATAGCACTCGAACGACGAAGTAAAGAACGCGAAAAAGCGGAAAAAGCAGCAGAGAAGAAACGACGACGAGAGGAGCAGAAACAGAAAGATAAACTTAAGATTAGAAAACTCGCCTTAAAGCCCCGCAGTTACTGGATTAAACAAGCCCAACAAGCCGTAAACGCCTTCATCAGAGAAAGAGACCGCGACTTACCATGTATCTCGTGCGGAACGCTCACGTCTGCTCAGTGGGATGCCGGACATTACCGGACAACTGCTGCGGCACCTCAACTCCGATTTGATGAACGCAATATTCACAAGCAATGCGTGGTGTGCAACCAGCACAAAAGCGGAAATCTCGTTCCGTATCGCGTCGAACTGATTAGCCGCATCGGGCAGGAAGCAGTAGACGAAATCGAATCAAACCATAACCGCCATCGCTGGACTGTCGAAGAGTGCAGGGCCATCAAGGCGGAGTATCAGCAGAAACTCAAAGACCTGCGAAACAGCAGAAGTGAGGCCGCATGACGTTCTCAGTAAAAACCATTCCAGATCACAAGGGAGAAGGCGCATGGGCATAAGAGAACTAAACCTCACCAAAGAACAGCACGAGTGGCTGAATGGCTGGCTTGAACTGTGGGGCGCATGGGTTTATTCAGGTCGTCTGGAAAAGCGCATGAGCAGCGTAATAGCTAAGTTCATGGAGAGCGTAGAGCCGGGAAGAGTTATGACAAGGCCAATGTGTAATGATGATGATGGAATGTTGATTTCTCAGGTCGTCGATTCCGTCATGTACATTGACAAGAAAGCCTTTGGCATCCTCCTCAGCTACTACGCCCACGGCTCTTCCAAGCACGCCATTGCATCTTACTATCATCGTGTCGCAAGACCTCGCAAGATGTTATGCCGGGGCGGCGGGCGTATTCAAAAACCATCGCTCGCAACCTGTCGCCGGGAAGTTGACGAAATCCTCAATGCTTCGTTGTTTATGATTTACCCGGTTCTGGATAGTGCGTTTAAAAACCGGAAACGTGTAGAGAAAATTAAACATGTAGCATAGAACGTGTTGACATCATTGAGCAAATGAGCAACACTATTCGCATAAGCTGCCGTTAGTGACTCTTAAGTTGCAACGGTGGCTTTTTTTATTTGGGTCAGTCGTATAAAGGTCATTACGGAAGGCTGTTAACCTTCTTATCGTGGTTCGAGTCCACGCTGTCCCGCCAAACATGCTGGTTTAGCTCCAATGGTAGAGCGGTCGCCTTGTAAGCGAATGGGTAGCGGTTCAAGTCCGTTAACCAGCTCCATAACTGAGCCGTAGCCACTGGATGTCCTGAATTCATCAGTGATAGTTATGCTGCGGTCTTCTTTTTCTCCCTTCCCAATATAAGAACTACGCAATCCGTTACTGGCGGAGGCGTTGCTATGAAATCAATGGACAAAATCTCAACTGGCATTGCCTACGGAACATCCGCTGGTAGTGCGGGATACTGGTTTTTGCAGTGGTTGGATCAGGTCAGTCCATCACAGTGGGCTGCGATTGGGGTGCTTGGAAGCCTTGTGTTGGGCTTTCTCACCTATCTGACAAATCTGTACTTCAAAATCAGAGAAGACAGAAGAAAGGCTGCGAGAGGTGAATAATGCCTCCATCATTACGAAAAGCCGTTGCTGCGGCTATTGGTGGCGGGGCTATTGCTATAGCATCTGTGTTAATCACTGGCCCAAGTGGTAACGATGGTCTGGAAGGCGTCAGCTACATACCATATAAAGATATCGTTGGTGTATGGACTGTATGTTACGGGCATACCGGAAAAGACATTATGCTCGGTAAAACGTATACCGAAGCAGAATGCAAAGCCCTCCTGAATAAAGACCTTGCCACTGTCGCCAGACAAATTAACCCGTACATCAAAGTCGATATACCGGAAACAACGCGCGGCGCTCTTTACTCGTTCGTTTACAACGTTGGTGCTGGAAATTTCAGAACATCGACGCTTCTTCGCAAAATAAACCAGGGCGATATCAAAGGCGCATGTGATCAGCTACGGCGCTGGACATACGCTGGCGGTAAGCAATGGAAAGGGCTGATGACTCGCCGTGAGATTGAGCGTGAAGTCTGTTTGTGGGGGCAACAATGAGTAGAGTAACCGCGATTATCTCCGCTCTGGTTATCTGCATCATCGTCTGTCTGTCATGGGCTGTTAATCATTACCGTGATAACGCCATGACCTACAAAGAGCAGCGCAATAAAGCCACATCCATCATCGCTGATATGCAGAAGCGTCAACGTGATGTAGCAGAACTCGACGCCAGATACACAAAGGAGCTTGCTGATGCTAACGCGACTATCGAAAGCCTCCGTGCTGATGTTTCTGCTGGGCGTAAGCGCCTGCAAGTCGCCGCCACCTGTGCAAAGTCAACGACCGGAGCCAGCAGCATGGGCGATGGAGAAATCCCAAGACTTACAGCAGATGCTGAACTCAATTATTACCGTCTCCGAAGTGGAATCGACAAGATAACCGCGCAGGTTAACTACCTGCAGGAGTACATCAGGACGCAATGCCTGAAATAATTTTTTTTTGCAAATCACAAAGTCCATTTAATGAGCCTCGCGATGCGGGGCTTTTTTATGTCCGCAGTAAACGCGCTTCACACGCGCGACTTATGAACACAGAACCTTTCAGGATGACCCTTGAGGATGCCGGTTTGGTGATCGGTGCCTTTCTGTGGGCCGGAATCCTGTGTGACAAGGTTCATCACTAAAAGGTAATCACTGATGAAGTACCCAACAGTTATTGTCAATGGTGTGTCCGTTCGTGTTGATGAGGATGGACGCTACAACTTAAACGATCTCCATGCAGCAGCAGTTGCAAATGGAGAGGCTACAGAGCAACAGCGCCCAAGCCAGTTTTTGCGTAGCGCGCAGATAAAACGCTTCATAAAAGCACTGGAGGCCAAAGTGCAAAAAAGCACTTTGGAACAAATTCAGCCACTTAAAATAATCAAAGGTGGTGCAGAACCAGGTGTGTGGGATGTTGAACTTCTGGCAATCAGATATGCAGCATGGATTAAGCCGGAATTTGAAATCGAAGTTTATGAAGTTTTCAAAACGGTTGTCCGTCTCGGCGTTGGCGCAATGTCCCGTCTGAATAGAATCGATCACATCATCAATACTGAAACCAAAGCGATAAGCCAGTGCGCAAGCCAAATGGCTAAGTGGGGCGTTGGTGGGCGAAAAAGATTGCTTCATGTTGCACGTGAGAGAGCGGCAAATGAAGTGCAAATGTATTTGCCCGGAATGGTGTGATTTCGCAGGTTAATCCAGTTTTTGCATTACGGCAGTACAGCGAAACAACCCAAGCCAGTAAGTGGGGAAATAACACTGGCAGCCACTGAAAGATGAACCTCCTGCCTTATGGCAAAAAAGATTCTTTGTGGTGGCGGACTGATGGAAAGACATCGGTTATTGCAGAGACCATTCAATGAGTGGTCTCGACAATGGCTTATATCCTGCTAAGAGTGATTAACTGGGTGGCAAAAGTTCACCACCAACATCAATTAGATTAAATTATTTCGATAAGCAGAATCGATTAGAGCGTTCATAAAGAGATACTCAACATCTTCGGTATAGTCGATGTCTATTGGAGCTGTTGAGTCAAGCGCCCCAAAATGCATGCAATTGTTCCAATCAAGAAAAATTTTATGAAACTCCTGTTTTTTTCCATCTCGCGATGTGTAAAAAGTAATAACCCCAATTAATGAGCCTTCGTGAAGTGAAAGCTTACTTTCTGTAAAACACTTAAAGCGTAGCTGTGGAATTGAAACCTCAAGCTCTCCATCATTTAGCTCTATGGAAATTTGCTTATTAAGGTCTCGTTTGTTATTCCATGCGGTGTTAACACGTTCTAATAAATCATTCGTATTTTGCTGTAATAACTCACCTTTCCTAGAAAGTAACTGTGACAATCCGATAAACGTTAATGAGCTCATAAATTCACCTTTGAGAAAAAATGGCACTCACAGACAAGCAAGAGATGTTCTGTCGCGAGTACCTCATCGATTTAAACGCCACGCAAGCGGCTATTCGGGCGGGGTACAGCGCAAAAACAGCCAACCGTACCGCATCCGAAAACCTGTCAAAACCTGACATCAAGTTAAGAATCGCCGAACTGAAAGCGCAACGCAATGATCTTGTTGGTATTAATGCAGAATATGTACTTAATCGCCTTATTGAAATCGACCAGATGGATGTGCTTGACATTCTCCTGCAAAACGGTGAGCTAAAACCCATTAAAGACTGGCCTAAGGTATGGCGCACAACGTTATCAGGAATGGATGTCGTGGAGATGGCATCCGCAGATAGCGCCGCACTTCTGAAGAAAATCAAATGGCCTGATAAGGTTAAAAACCTTGAGTTGCTCGGGCGTCATGTTTCTGTTCAGGCGTTTAAAGACAATGTCAAAAATGAAGTGACTGGTGCTGACGGAGGACCAGTCAGAACAGAAATTACCAACTTAACGCCGGAGCAGGTTGCAGAAGCGTATAGAAAAATGATGGGCTAAGTATGCCGTTACCATTCCCCTTCGATTTTAAACATCCTGATTACCAGATGGTTTTTGAATGGCGGATGGAACGCCTACAGCGCATTCGCCAGAATCCTGAAATATTGCCTGCACTAAAACAGTTTTACCGAACCAATCCGGCTCAGTTCATCATCGACTGGGGCATGACAACGGACCCGCGTAATATTGATTATGGCCTGCCGGTGACCATTCCGTTTTTACTCTTCCCTAAGCAGGAGGAGTGGATCCACTGGATTATGGAACGCTGGAGCAATCGGGAGAATGGTATTACCGAAAAATCCCGTGAAATGGGGCTCAGTTGGACCGCGATCGGACTGGCATGCTCGCTTTGTCTCTTCAACAAAGAAATGGTTATCGGTTTTGGCTCCCGTAAAGAGGAATACGTCGACAGCACTGGTGACCCGAAAGCATTGTTCTGGAAGGCGCGCAAGTTCGTGGAAACGCTACCTGTAGAGTTTCGCGGTTCGTGGAGTGAGAAGAAGCACGCGCCATATATGCGTGTTGAGTTTCCTGAAACTGGTGCCGTTATCAAAGGCGAGGCTGGCGATAATATTGGTCGTGGTGACCGTACCACGCTTTATCTGGTTGATGAGGCTGCATTCCTTCAGCGTCCTCTGCTGATTGATGCGGCGTTGTCACAAACGACGCGTTGCCGTATCGACCTGAGTTCAGTTAACGGCATGGCTAACCCGTTCGCTCAGAAGCGTCATGGCGGGAAGATACCGGTATTCACATTCCACTGGCGGGATGATCCTCGCAAGGATGAAGAGTGGTATCGCAGGGAATGCGAGAAAATCGATAATCCGGTGGTGGTGGCACAGGAACTTGATCTGAACTACAGCGCATCAGCGGAAGGCGTTCTGATTCCATCCGAATGGGTACAGGCTGCCGTTGATGCGCATATCAAACTGGGTATCCAGCCAACAGGCAAACGACTTGGCGCGATGGATGTCGCCGACGAAGGCAGGGACAAAAATGCCTTTTCCACCCGTCATGGCTTCCTCCTGGAAAATGTGCGGGAATGGTCCGGTGTGGGCAGCGACATTTATCAGTCCGTCGAGAAGGTTTTCGGCTTTTGCGAACAGGACAACCTCGAAGAGTTTCGCTTTGACGAGGACGGGCTGGGCGCTGGCGTTCGCGGCGATGCACGCGCTATCAACGAACTGCGTAACGCTGCGCGTCGACCGTCAATACTTGCCACACCGTTTCGAGGTAGTGGCGCGGTATTTGATCCGGATGATGAAGCTGTTCGCGGGGACAACGGGCAAGCCGCACGTCTGAACAAGGACTTCTTCGCTAACGCCAAAGCCCAGAGCTGGTGGCGGTTACGTAAACTTTTTCAGAATACCTGGCGCGCCGTGGTTGAAGGTATGGCTTACAACCCGGACGAAATCATCTCAATCAGCAGTAGCATGGCACTCAAAGATAAACTCATCATCGAGCTTTCGCAGCCGACCTATTCCATTAATGGTGTGGGAAAAATCGTTATTGATAAACAGCCTGATGGAACCCGATCGCCAAACCTTGCCGACTCGGTGATGATCAACTATGCCCCAATGAATTCAGCCCTGAACATCTGGGAGCTGCTAGGGAGACAGGCCTGATGGCACGAAACAAACAAGCCCTGCGGCGAACTGCGCAGGCCACAGCTGATGGTTATGAGAATTTTATTGCCCGCGTAGGGATGCAGACGCCTAACCAGCACTCAGCATCGACCTACCGGGCTAACTTCACCAGCCGCAACCGCATGCTGGTGGAATGGTCCTATCGTTCGTCCTGGATCATCGGCGAAGCGGTCGACGCTATCCCGGACGATATGACCCGGAAAGGCATTCGCATCACTTCGGAGATTGACGCCAAAGACCGTGGCACCCTGGAAGCGCAGCTGGATGAGTTGCAGATCTGGGATGCGCTGAACGACGTGCTGAAATGGTCGCGCCTCTACGGCGGCGCGGTCGGCTTCATCATGATCGAGGGGCAGGCACCAATGACCCCGCTGCGGCTCGAAACCATTGGAGAAGGCAAGTTTAAGGGCATTCTCCCGCTCGACCGCTGGATGATTAACCCGGTCCTGACCCGCCGCATTAAAGAGATGGGGCCGGATCTCGGCAAACCTGAGTTTTACGACGTGGTGACCACTGCCACGGGCATTCCAGCCTGGCGCATCCATCACAGCCGCCTGATTCGCTTCGACGGGGTGACGCTGCCATTCCAGCAGAAGATGACCGAAAACGAATGGGGAATGTCGGTTGTAGAGCGTATCTGGGATCGGCTTACTGCGTTCGACAGCGCCACTGTCGGCGCGGCGCAGCTGGTCTACAAAGCGCATTTGCGTACCTACAGCGTGGAGAAGCTACGCGAGCTTATCGCACTTGGTGGTCCTGCGTATGAAGCGTTGCTGAAGAATATCGACCTGATTCGACAGTTCCAGAGCAATGAAGGCATGACGCTCATGGACTCGCGGGATAAGTTTGAAACGCATCAGTACAGCTTCAGTGGTCTGGATGACATCCTATCGCAGTTTGCAGAACAGATTAGTGGCGCTGTTGGTATTCCACTGGTGCGGTTGTTCGGACAGTCCCCGAAAGGATTTTCTACCGGTGATGCAGATCTTGCCAACTATTACGACCGGGTGAGCTCATTGCAGGAGCGCCGCTTACGGCTGCCGATGCGCCGGATACTGGACATTATGCACCGCTCGGAACTCGGTAAGCCACTGCCGGACGATTTCACGTTTGAGTTTAACCCGCTATGGCAAATGTCTGACGTTGACCGCTCAACGGTGGCCGTAAATACCACCAACGCGATCAGCACCGCGCTGGGCGACGGATTGATGACGCGTAAGGCGGCAATGACCGACCTGCGCGAAAACTCTGACGTCACCGGCATCGGGGCATCCATTACCGACGAGGACATAGAGAATGCCGAAGACGAAGCGCCGCCAGGCATCGGCGAACTTGGCGACAACCCGCCAGAGTCGCCAGGCGGAGATCCGATATCGAACGAGCCTACGGCAGATAGCGCGGGCGGTCGGGGATATCGTAAATGGGCGCTACGATGGTTCAAACGATAGCGTCACCGAAATCATGGATGCGCTGGAGCGCTACAGCGAAATCATCACCCCCTGGGCGACGAAGGTTGCTGAGAACTTTACCGCCGACATTGCGCGCCAGAATGAAAAGCAGTGGCGTCAGCACAGCCGGAACATCAGTGCAGAGCTGCGCAACATGGTTGACCGCGCCCCGGTAGGCCAGGTGATGAAATCCATCGTTGCCGAGCAGATTAAGTACATCAAATCGCTACCTCTTGAGGCCGCCGATCGGGTGTATGACATTCAGAACAAAGCCATCGAGGCCGTTGTGACTGGTGGCCGCGCTGAGCCATTCGCGAAAGAGATAGCTGCGTCCGGTGACGTGTCACGCTCACGAGCGAACCTTATCGCCCGTACCGAGCTTGGACGCGCAACCGGCGCGCTCGATCAGGCGCGTGCGCTGTCAATCGGCTCGAATGGTTATATCTGGCGTACAGCCGAAGATGGCGACGTCCGGCATTCTCATCGGGAGATGGAAGGTAAGTTTGTCGAATGGGGCCGACCTCCAACGCTTGACGGTATGACCGGTCACGCTGGTGAGCTGCCGAACTGCCGCTGTTACAAAGAAATCGTCTTCCCCAACCCTCATTCTTATCTCGCCTGAATCGCAGGTAAACCATGAAATATTTTTTCAATACCCGGCTGGGGGAAACCCGCTATCAGCTGGCTGACGGCTCGCTGCTGTGCAAAGACGTGCCGATAGGTCGAACGGGTAAGCAGCTCTACGGCGCTGCCGATCTGCCAAACCTCAAACCCGACAAGCTCGGTGAGATAGTCGTAACGCGTTCTCCTGAGCAGGTATTCCATCCGGCCACGCTCGCCTCATTCGAAGGGATGAGCATCACGATCCTGCATCCTGAAGATGAAAACGGGAATGTGCGGCTGGTAAATCCCGAGAACTGGAAAGAGCTTGCTGTCGGGCATCTTCAGAATGTGCGGCGCGGGACGGGTGAGCTGTCTGATTTGATGCTGGCTGACCTTATCGTCAAAGACGAAAGCGCCATTCAGGTTATCGAAGATGGCCTGCGTGAAGTGTCGTGTGGCTATGACGCGGAGTACGAGCAGACCGAGCCAGGTAAAGCCGAGCAGGTCGATATTACCGGAAACCATGTGGCTCTTGTCCCTAAAGGCAGAGCCGGAAATCGTTGTGCAATTGGAGACAGAGACACAATGGCAAATCAAAAGAAAAACTGGTGGACCCGCATGCGCACGGCCATCAAAACGGGTGACGCTGACACCATGAACGAACTGGTGGAGTCGGCTCCCGCATCGGTTACAGGAGATGAGGGGGATTTGCCGCAGGGCGTTAATCTCAACATCAACCTGTCCCCGCAGCAACCGCTACCGGACAAAGCACCAGAGATGGGCGGAGGTCCAACCGGCGACAGTGATGATGACCTCAAAACATTACTGAAAGCCCTGCTGGCTAAGCTGGAAGGAAATACCACGGGCGATAACGATAATAAACCTGACGCTAATCCGACCGGTGACGGCGAGGACGATGAAGAGGAAACCACGATTACTGGTGACTCAGCCTGGCGTGCCGAAGTTATCGTTCCGGGTATCGATCTGAGCCGTAAGATGAAACCGACCGCGTTCAAACGCGAGGTTCTGGCTTCCGCTGACAAAACGCTGGTTCGCCAGATAGTCGGTGATGCGGATATCCGCAAATTACCGAAACAATCGGTCGACATGGCGTTTAATGCCGTGTCTGAGATTGCCAAAGGGCAAAACACCCGCGCCACCACCGGCGATGCACAGCGCCCAAACATGGGCATGACCAGTATCGCTTCCCTGAACAAACAAAACGCTGAATTCTGGGCAAACCGTAAAGGGTAAAAAATGAATAATGTATTTCTGTACCGGATGCCTGTTGGCATTGCCGGGGCTGTTTCTCGCCCGCAGGACTTAACCGTCGAACCGGTGGTCCTTAAATCCGATAACGCCTTTGCTGCCTATGGCCTGGCTGGTAAATACGATGATGACGGTTTTTTCGTGCCGCTGGCTGATGGTGATACCGCAGACAAGGTGAAGGGGATCTACGTGCGCCCTTATCCGACCACTTCGCAGCCGGACATGGTTCGCCAGGTGGGGAGTGGCAAGAACTTCCCGGGCGACGCCATGAAGCGTGGCTACGTGACCGTTAATCTCGGTTCTGATTTTGATGCCAGCACCATCAAAAAAGGCGACCCGGTATACGTTGTCGTCTCCACTGATGAATCCATCAAAGTGCCGCTGGGTGGATTCATGTCCACGTCAGTCAGTGGCAAAAACGTGGTGCTGACCAACGCTGAATTCACAGGTGCCGGTGATGCTAACGGCAATGCAGAAATTTCCTGGAAGATTTAAGGAACAGACGAATGATTACTTTTGATCAGGCAACCGTTGACAGCTCTGGTGCCTTTCTCATCGGGGAGCTGGAGCGACTCGACCAGACGCTGAACCTGCCACTGGTGGGGTACACCTGGACCCGCGATATTCAGTTGCGTGAAGATGTCTCTATCGCAGATGACATTTCCAGCTGGACGAATACCAGCTTCGCCGCTGCGGGTACTGGTGCAAATCCGAATGGCAAAAACTGGGTAGGCAAAGACTCAACCGCTATTGCTGGCGTAAACGTGGATATCGGCAAATCCGGTAACCCGCTGAACCTGTGGGGGATGGAACTTGGCTGGACGGTCATAGAATTGCAGGCTGCTCAGCAGGTCGGACGCCCGATCGATACGCAGAAGTATGACGGGATGCAACTGAAATGGCAGATGGATAACGATGAACAGGTGTATGTTGGCGATTCCGCATTAAACCTGAAAGGCCTTGTTACCCTGAACGGTGTTCCTGTCAACAACGCTGCCAAAACGTGGGCAACCTCAACACCGGACGAAATCCGCGCAAGCATTAACCAGGCGCTGTCTGATGCGTGGGCCGCTTCCGGTTACTCTGTGGTTCCGCGTGATTTGCTGATCCCGCCTGAGCAGTTTGCTCTGTTGTCCAGCATCATCGTTTCATCTGCGGGTAACCAGTCCCTGTTGACGTATCTTCAGACCAACACCATCAGCTATCACCAGAACGGTGTTCCGCTGAATATCCGCGCGGTTAAATGGCTGAAAGGCCGTGGTGTGGGGAAAAAGGATCGCATGGTTGCGTACACCAACGATAAAAAATACGTCCGCTACCCGCTGGTTCCGCTTCAGAGCGTGCCGGTGCAGTATCGCGGTCTGTATCAGATCGTCACTTACTACGGCAAGCTGGGTGCGGTTGAGCCAGTGTACAAAGAAACCATTTCGTACGTTGATGGCATTTAACAGCCACATGGCCCCCTGGCGGGGCCATTAAGGATGACCCGATGGCAAAAAATAATGCAGTAATACACGTACATACCCCGTTTGTGCTCACGCTTCCCGACGGTTCTCGGCGCGAGTTTGTTAAAGGCCGTCATGCTGTGGAGGAAGACGTTGCCACGCACTGGTTCACTCGTGCGCACGCGGAAGTATCCGTTGGCAAAGCCACAGACGCGCGTAACGAGGTAAAAAATGCCAAAGAATCAAAGTCTGCCAGCGGTAAGTGATTTTCGCCGCGACTTCCCGCAGTTTGCTGACCCTGCCAAATATCCCGAAGCGCAAATCCAGTTTCGTCTGAATCTGGCCGATGAACTGCTGAGCGAAAACGTCACCGGCAAAAAGTTGTTTCCGTACTTTGCCGGGTTGTTCGTTGCGCACTACATGACGCTCTGGGCGGCAGACAGCCAGGCGATGCTGGCTGGTGGTTCGGGCGGTTCAACCAATGGTGTTCAGTCCTCAAAGTCCGTGGATAAGGTAAGCGTCAGTTATGACACCAGCGCGACGCTGAATCCTGATGCAGGTTTCTGGAATAACACCCGATATGGCGCTGAATTTTATCAGTTGATCACGATGTTCGGTGCAGGCGGTCGCCAGCTATGAGTTTCAAAAGCGGTGTAACCACGAGGGTGGATAACGCTAAGGCCATTCTGGATGCGCTCAGGTCGTTAACCAAAAAAGATGTGCTGGTCGGCATCCCTTCGGAAGACAGCGAACGGGATGATGTTCCGTTTGGTAATGCGGGCATCGGTTACCTCAACGAATACGGCTCACCAGAGCAGAACATCCCGCCACGACCTCACCTGGTCCCCGGCGTTAAATCGGCAGAAGAGCAGACGGTGCCGCAGCTCAAAGCCGCGGCGCAGGCTGCACTGGATGGTAATGCTGCGGGAGCAGAAAGCGCACTCAACCGTGCCGGAACGCTGGCCGTTAATGGCGTCAGGCGTTACATGACCATTACCAGCTTTACGCCGCTTGCTGACAGCACTGTTGAAGCCCGGGCTCGTCGGGGGCGCAAGGGGGCAACACTGGAACTTGCCCGGCGTGCTGCTGGCGAATCTCCCGGAACCGATCTGGCGAAACCATTAATTGATACCGGGCAATATCGCAGAGCGATTACCCATGTTGTGAGGGATAAAGATGCCGACTCTTGATGTAACAGATGTGCTTTTTGACCCCGATTTTTGCGACTTCAATTTGTGGGTAACACGCCGTGTGCAAACGGTGGATGAGGACGGGATCGGCAGCGACAGCGAAGTTAAAAAGCAGTTTGCCGGAGTCGTTACTGTTGATCGCTCTCTGGAAAACCGTCGTATGCAGGCCGGGCAGGTAATCAGTGGTGCAATTCTGATTGTGACGACTGAGCGACTGACGCAGGGGCAGACTGGCCGTGATGCCGATATCGTGACGTATCAGGGCCGTGATTATCGTGTGACTTTCGTCGACCCGTATACAGCGTATGGTGCCGGATTCGTTCAGGCGCATTGTGAGTTGCTGCCGTTTGATGGGGGAATTCCGGTTGAGCAATAACACCAGCACAGAGCGCGGATGGCTGATACCAACCAGTGGCGAACCGGATTATGACGAAGCGCTCGACAGGCTGTTAAGCCAGTGGATGCGTAACGTTTCCGGTCTGTCTGCCGGGATGGTTCGTCCGCGCTGGCAGAAAGAGCAACCGCCACTGCTACCGGCTGAAACGAACTGGTGTGCGTTTGGGGTTATCGGATGGTCAGGTGATGACAGTCCGGCATTCACCAGACAGACCGATGATGGCTCTCAGCTCTGGCGGCATGAAACGATTGAGTGTATGGCTTCGTTTTATGGTCCGGCGGGGATGGTGTATGCGTCCCGGTTTCGTGACGGTATATCTGTACCGCAGAACAACGCAGCACTGAATGCGCTGGGGCTGTCTCTTGGCGATTACACAGGTCTGACTCCCTTCCCTGAACTTATTAATCAGCAATGGGTCCGCCGCTACGATATGACGGTGCGTCTGCGCCGGAAGGTTGTGCGCGAGTACGGTATTAAATCGCTGGTGGAAGCACCAGTCATCTTTTTCGGAGATTAAGCTATGGCACAGGGCTTGCCTGTATCAAACGTTGTTAATGTTGATGTGATCATGTCGCCGCGTGCAGCATCAGGGCGAAATTTTGGTGCATTACTCATTCTCGGCCCGTCCACAATCATTCCGGTAAGTGAGCGCATTCGCCGTTATTCTGCCGCGGAAGATATTGGAAAAGATTTTGGCGTGGAATCACCAGAATATAAGGCTGCGCAGGTGTTTTTCTCACAATCACCGAAACCTCAGGAGGTTTTTGTTGGTCGTTGGGTGAAAACGAAGGGAGACAGCGAACAGGCCACGCCTGAGACGCTGGAGCAGGCTGTGAATGCCATGCTTGATTATACTTCATGGTATGGGCTGGGGATTGCAGACGATGCAGATATTCCGGATGCAGACTGGCTGAAAGTGGCTGCGGCGATCGAATCCTCTTCTGTAAGCCGTATTCTGGCGATTACGACAAGCGATGAGAAATGCCTGCAGACTGCATCCAGCGATGATTTGGCATCAAAACTGAAAACCGCCGGATATTCACGCAGTTTTATTCAGTATTCATCGGGTAATAAATACGCTGCGTTATCTGCATTTGGCCGGGCGTTCACGGTTAATTTTAATGGCAGTAATACCGCGATTACGCTCAAGTTTAAGCAGGAGCCGGGTGTCGGGTATGAAACACTGACAGTCAGCCAGGCATCGGCACTTGATGCAAAAAACTGCAATGTATTCGTGTACTACCAGAATGATACAGCTATCCTCCAGCAGGGAGTGATGACCAACGGTGATTTCTTTGATGAACGCCACGGCCTGGACTGGTTACAGAGTTATGTGCAGACCAACCTCTATAACCTGCTTTATACCAGCACCACGAAAGTTCCCCAGACTGAAGCCGGTATTACCCGACTGTTATCAAATGTTGAAAAATCACTGGATCAGGCCGTTCAGAATGGACTGATTGCTCCGGGCGTATGGAACGGGGGCGACCTTGGTCAGTTGTCATCAGGTGACACACTACCCAAAGGTTATTACGTATACGCCCAGCCGCTGGATGAACAGGCACAATCAGAACGTGAAGCCCGTAAGGCTCCGGTGATTCAGGCTGCAATAAAACTTGCAGGCGCGGTTCATTACGCTGACGTACAGATTAACGTTGTTCGCTAAGGGGAAGTGAATGTCTACCTATTCTTTTATGGATGTCACTGCGACGCTGACCGGGCCGACCGGTTCGATTGACCTCGGGTACGGTTCTGCAAGTTCTGAAGAGGGGATTGTGGTTGCGATGGGCGGCCCTAAAAACACCATGACCATCGGTGCTGATGGCGAAGTGATGCACAGTCTCCATGCAGATAAAAGCGGGACGATTACCGTTAACCTTCTGAAGACATCACCGACAAATAAAAAATTGTCGCTGGCGTATAACGCACAGAGCCAGTCTTCTGCCACATGGGGGAATAACGTTATTGTGATCCGAAACAAGGTCAGCGGCGACATCATCACGGCACGTAGTGTTGCGTTCCAGAAACAACCGGATAATGCCAACGCTAAAACCGGTAATACGATGCCGTGGGTGTTTGACTGCGGCAAGATTGACCAGGTTCTCGGGGAGTTTTAATACATGGAATTCGAAATCAAAGGCGTGAAATATCGCGTGGCAAAACTCAGCGTTTTTGACCAGCTGAAAGTGACCCGCAAACTTCTGCCGGTACTGGCGGGAATGATGTCAGATTTCGGGAGCATTCGCTCCCGTTTGCCTGCTGACGGCAAAATCGACACCGTGAAATTCGAGCAGTTAAAACCGGTGTTTGAAACCATGCTCCCGCGTATCGCTGAGGAACTGTCTTCCCTGACCGAAGATGACACCGATGCGATTATTCATCCCTGTCTTGCGGTGGTGTCGCGGCGTCATATGGACGGATGGGTTCCGGTATTTACCCAGGGCGAACTGATGTTTGATGATATTGACTTGCTGGTCATGCTTCATCTGGTGGCGCGGGTGGTCGCCGATTCGCTGGGAAATTTTTTGCCTACACCCCTTACCAGCACGACGCAGAGCCTGCAACAGGGCTGACGTTTAACAGCCTGCCGGACGGGCTGTCCTACCTTCTCAATCCGGTTGACGCCGGGTTAATTCCCTATACAGCACTTAAAGATGGCTCTGTCGATTTGTATGACATTGCTCTCTTGAATGACCATCTGGCGGTAAAAGCGGATAACCAGCGGCGCATTGAGAAATGGAGAGAGGATAATGAACGCTGAAACTATTAAAGATTTCCTCGTCTCGCTTGGCTTCAGTGTGGATGATGCAGGAGCGAAAAAGTTCGGTTCTGTCCTCGCCGGTACAACTGCAAATGTCATCAAAATGGGACTGGCCGTTGAAGGAGCTGCGCTGTCCGTGGTGGCCTTCACGGCTAAGATCGCCTCCGGCCTGGATAATCTTTACTGGGCGTCACAGCGCACCGGCGCGACAGTCCAGGGAATTCAGTCTATTGGCTATGCGGTTTCGCAGGTTGGCGGCAGCGTGGACGCTGCGCGCGGGTCACTGGAGAGCCTTGCCCGTTTTATCCGTAATAACCCCGGGGCGGAGGGATTTCTGAATCGTCTGGGGGTACAGACCCGTGACGCCAGCGGTAACATGCGCGACATGGCCGCTATCTTTACGGGCGTCGGCCAGAAGCTCAGCAGCATGCCGTATTACCGGGCTAACCAGTATGCGCAGATGCTGGGCATTGACGAAAATACCCTTATGGCGATGCGCCGGGGTGTGGGGGGGTTCTCCGGGCAGTACAGCGCAATGGCGAAAGCTATCGGCTTCAATGCTGACGAGGCGGCCAGAAGCTCCAACAAATTCATGACCTCCCTGCGCGAGTTCGGCGCGATGGCAGGCATGGCCCGTGACAAAATCGGCTCTAATCTTGCGGGTGGGCTTGCGGGTTCGCTGGACACCCTGCGCCGCCATATCCTGGACAACTTCCCTCGTATCGAGCAGACCCTGACGAAAGCCATAAAAGGCATTCTGGCGATCGGAGACATCATCGGGCGGCTGTTCTTCAGGCTAATTGAGGGAACATCCAGCCTTATCACCTGGTGGCAATCGCTGGATAAGCAAACGCGGGAGCTCATCTCGCTGTTTGGCGCGCTGACGATTGCGCTGCGCATTCTGAACAGTACGTTCTGGATGTCGCCGATTGGTCTCATTACCGCGCTGGCGGCGGGGATTGCCCTTCTGTGGGAGGACTATCAGACCTGGAAGGAAGGCGGCGACAGCCTGATTGACTGGGGCAAGTGGAAGCCGGAGGTCGATGCCGCGCTGAAGATGGTTCGTGACCTGAAAGGGTCTGTTAATGAACTGGCGAAAGCGCTGGCGAAACTGCTCAATATTGACCCAAAATCATGGTCCCTGAAGTGGGATTTCAGCAACTTCATCGACCAGATGGGCGAATTCAGCAAAATGCTGAACATGATCGCCGACCTGCTCAACGCTATCAAAGATGGCCGCTGGGCTGATGCCGTCATCATCGGCAAACAGATACTTAATCAGGGCAGCGAAAATCCGTCAGCGATGCCGATGGTTACAGACAGCGCTAACAGTACTGCCGACTGGATTAAAGAGCACTGGGGATTCGATCCCCGCAGTGTGGGCCGGACGGTACGCGGCTGGTTTGGTGATGATGAGCCGGAACAATATGCACAGGCTACGAAACGAGGAGAACGGAATAACAATCCGGGAAACCTTAATTTTGCTGGTCAGGCAGGGGCTTCTCTTGAACGCCCGGGCGGGCGATTTGCCAGATTTGAAACTGCTTTTGATGGATTACGGGCTCTTGCTCGTCAGTTAATGCTGTACGCCGGACGGGGAATAAACAGTGTGGAGAAAATTATCTCTACTTGGGCACCTGCGTCTGATAATAACAACACAACTGCGTATATCAGGGCTGTATCGCAACGACTGGGAGTGGATCCCCGGGCTGCCCTGAATATGAGCGATCCGCAAACCATGTCAGCATTGATGAGCAGCATTATCCAGCATGAGAATGGAAGAAATATCTATTCTCGAGAGCTGATTAATAAGGCTGCCGTGGCGGGAATTAGTGGCAAAATGACAGAGGTTAACCAGCAAAATACCTACCACATTTACGGTGGTGGAGATCCGCACGCTGTCGGTAATGAGGTTGCACGTCGGCAACAGTCTGCAAATGCTCAGGTCATGCGAAGTAATCAGGTGAGGGTGGGTTAGTGGATATTCTCTCTACACTTTTTCATCAGCAGAGCAGAAAAATAGGAATGATTGTTCCCAGTGTTGTTATTTCAGAGAAGCATACAGATATGCTTGAAATAACAGAGCATCCGGTAGAGGTTGGGGCCGCTGTCGCTGATCATGCCTATAAAAAACCGTCAGAAGTGGTGATGGAGGTTGGTTTCGCCGGTGGCGGCGCATTGCTGGATTTTGCCAGTAATCTGACGGCTACCAGCCTGCTCGGCCTGAGTCCTCAGCAGACGTATCAGGAGCTACTGGATCTGCAGGAAAGCCGTATCCCCTTCGATGTGGTAACCGGTAAACGACTGTACAGCAACATGTTGATCCGGGCGCTGGAAGTGACGACGGACAAGACAACCGAAAACGTCCTGTCCGCCGTCCTCACCCTGAGGGAGGTCCTTATCTCCCGGACGCAGCAGATTACCGTCGCGGATAAAACCAACATGAAGGAAGGGGCCAGCACGTCGGCGGTACAGAACAGCGGCAACAAAACCACCAAGCCTCCAGATACTTCACTGCTGAAAAGCATCACGGGTAACGTGGCGTCATTACTGGGGGGCGGCTAATGACAATTCAGGAAATTCCGCTGACAGCGGACAACCAGCAGTTCAGCATCGTCCTGGGTGGTGTTACCTGGCGGATTAGCATCATATGGCGCGATCTGTACTGGATTATGGACCTGCAGAACGACAGAGGGGAGCCGGTAATCTCCGGTATTCCTCTCGTCACTGGTGCTGACCTGCTGGCGCAGTACGCCTGTATGGGACTTGGTTTTAAGCTGGTGGTGGTCTGCGATGACAACACACAGGATTATCCCACGAAAACTGATCTGGGCGGCCTCAGTCATTTACTGGTATCAACGGAGTAAGCATGTCACAGAACTGGATGAGACATTTCGAGCTGCAGCTTGTGGACGGGAACGGTCAGGGAATTGAGCTAAGTGATTTCAAAGTCACCTTTACGATCGACTGGTTCAACATCAGCAGCGCGTCCCGGGTAGGGACTATCAAAATTTATAACCTCTCGGCAGATACTGTGAACCGAATCACCGGGCAGGAATTTTCGAAAGTGCGTCTGATTGCCGGTTACGACGGTATCGCGCCGGAGGTGTCAGCAAGCGACGTAGGGACCGTGCGGGAAGTTGACGCGGCGGACGTGGGCCAGAGAGATGGCCGCAACTACGGACTGATTTTCAGCGGTGAAATTCGCTACTCGGTCACAGGAAAAGACAGTCCGGTTGATTCCTACGTCCTGATTCAGGCAGCAGATACTGATCTGGCTTTTGCCACCAGTATAACCTCACAGACGCTGGCTGCCGGTTACACGGTCGCTGATGTGAACCGTGCGCTGATGAAAGACTTCGAAGCCAAAGGTGCGACCGAAGGCCTGACGCCTGAAATGCCTGCTACTGTATTCCCCCGGGGGCGGGTACTCTTTGGCATGACGCGGCATCTAATGGATAACGTAGCCGGGCAATGTGGCGCAACATGGCAATTCGTGGATGGTCAGCGCCAGATGGTGGCGAATAACGAATATGTTCATGAAGCGATTGTGCTCAACAGCGCTACCGGGCTTATTGGCATGCCGCAGCAGACTATCGGTAACGGCGTAAACGTCCGCGCGCTTATTAATCCGAACATCCGGGTTAACGGACTCATTCAGCTGGATCAGGCTTCAGTGTATCGTACCGCGTTGTCGAACAACGATATTGCGATGGCTGGTGGTCAGATCACCGACCAGAACACGGATGGAAATATCACGCTAAGCGGCACCACATCGCAGCCTGCCAGCATCGCAACGGATGGCGTTTATATTGTGCGCGGGATTATGTACACTGGCGACACAAGGGGCCAGGCGTGGTACATGGATATGATGTGCGAAGCGCGTGGCGCGGCGGATCTGTATACGCAATCGGCTTTGCAAAGGGGATGAGCAATGAGGGGTATTATTTTTCTGTTCGCTGTCTTTTCTGCGTGCAGCGCGTGGGCGGATGGCTTCACGGTTAAATGCGGTGGCTACACTATGGTTGCAAACCAGGGCGAGTTATCGACTATCAACGGTGAAAGAGTTACCTCTCAAAAAATCACCGAACTGGGTACCAATGGTTTGAAAGTAGACATGGGGCTTATGCCTGCCAAAGACGGTAACAACTACGGCTTTGAATACATTCGTCGCCCTAGTACCGAAACGCGATTCCTGAATGTCCAACTGCTGCAGAACAGCATGGACGCGCCGAAAATCATCGGATCTTTCCCGTGTAAAAAGGTTGATGGTTGAAGTCCCATCCTTTTTGCAAGGATGATTTTGTGCGAAACGGCTCAACAGCACGAGCTTCGGATTGACTAAACTGTATACGCGAACATAAAATTCAACCAAAAGATAAGTAGCGAGCGTACTGTGGCAAGACCAAAACTGAAAGCGGAAGAGCGTTTTGACCAGTTGGTTAAGATAATCAATAGTGGTCAACCTCTTGATATTTGGACCTTTCGAGAGGTGGTCTCGGAGTATGGCTCTAAGCGTACTCCGCCTGCTGACACGCTTGTAGCTTTGGCTCATATTGCTAAAGGTGATGTGAGTGTCGGGATTGAAATGCTTGAAGCTATCCTCCCACATGCTGATGTTAACTTTGCGCGGATTTTTTGTAAGCTGCTTGAGCGTTTTTCTCTACTCGAAAAATCGGACTACTACATCTATTCTTTAGCTGATAAGTATCCAACCAAGTGGTTTACTTATAGGGCTGGTGGCGTTGCGTATTTGGTAGGGAAACTATCAAAATGCGTAGAATATTTTGGACGTCATTGCAAAATGTTATCCCAAGAAGAACATAGGGATGACGCAGAAGCCTTCTTGCAGGAGGTAATTCACGATATGGATGAAGCATACAAAAAGTCAGGATGCTCTTCAGAACAATACATGCAAGTTGCTCTTGCTGTTCATAGAGTCATGGCTGAATTCCCTCCAACTGAATATCGTGCTGACATCAACGGTGCATCTGGTGGGACTTATCTGGTTGAGGTAGTTAATGCATCTCCTGAACAGGTGGTTGCAATGAATATGCGACTTGCAGATGAAATTTGTTCAATCGATTTACTTGATGATTGCAATCTTATTGCACGTTTTTCCGTTGAAAGAAATAGCTTGAAAGGGTGTAAATATGCCTATAACTAGCTCTGAGTTTTTATCTTCAGCGGAGCGTTGCTTTGCGGAGGATTCTGAAGTTGGTTATCGTAATACTATTTCGCGGGCATATTATGCGCTTTACCATGAAATAAAAGAGAATCTGACCAGTCTTCCTGCTTATACGAAGGATCATCATTCCAGTCTTATCTCTTATCTTAAAAATAAGAGTGAAAACAAACTGGAGCCATATGATCCATTAAGCCTAAAATCCATGGCTTACAAACTTGAGCAACAGAGACTGGCTCGAAATGAAGCAGATTATGACCTCACTAGCTGTGCAATAGATAAAGCAATGGCACAGCAATCTCTCTTAGAGGTTAAGACTATTTTTTCTCAGTGGGAAAAAATGAAGACTGATGAAGCTGTTTAAACTCATTCAGTGAATTAACAAAACCCGCCATTCGGCGGGTTTTTTGCTTTCTGGAGCCTACCAAATGGCAGTATCTGACCAGACCCGCAGCGGCGACCTTGCCGAAACATTCAAATCTGAACGGGAAACAACAAAGAATCAGATCCGTGTCGCCTTGCCTGGCATTATTCAGTCATTCGATCCTGATGCGGTGACGGCGGTTGTGCAGCCTGCTATCCGTTCGGTTGAAAAGGATAATGACGGCAACCGCATTACCAAAAATTACCCATTGCTGGTGGATGTTCCAGTGGTATTCCCACGTGGCGGAGGATGTACGCTAACGTTTCCGATTAAAGCCGGGGATGAGTGTCTTGTCGTTTTTGCCGATCGTTGTATTGATTTCTGGTGGCAGAGCGGCGGAATACAGGAACCGGTCGATGACAGAATGCATGATTTATCGGATGCGTTTTGTATTGTAGGCCCCCAGTCGCAGGCGAGGAAGATTAGCGGTATTAATACCAGTGCCACACAGTTGCGTAGTGACGATGGCAGCACCTATTTTGAGCTTAATCCTGATACCAGGAAAATTAAAATTGTCGCTCCGGGTGGTCTTGATGTGGTTGCCCCTCTGGCTGATTTTTCTGAGAAAGTAACCATTCATGGCCTGTTAACCTGGATGGGGGGCATGGTGGGGTCTGTTGTTTCTGGCGTGGCTTCAAAAATCACTGGTGCTGTTGAGTTCTTGGGGAGCGTTAAGGCTAACGGCAAGCCAATCGATGATACGCACACTCATGGTGGTGTTCAGCGCGGTGGAAGCAATACCGACGGAGTAAACTGATGCGATACAGACGTGAAGACGCCGATGGCGATTACACCTTTGGCAGCGGTGATGACACCTGGCTGATTAACTCACCGGAGGCCGTGGCGCAGGCGGTAAAAACGCGATTCGAATTGTGGTATGGGCAATGGTTTCTCGACACCACCGAGGGGACTCCGTGGATCCAGTCCGTACTCGGTAAGCAGAAGCCGGAAACCTACAACCTGGCGATCCGTAAGCGCATCCTCGAAACGCGGGGCGTTAAATCAATCCTCTCTTTCAATACGACGGTGGATACCACGACCCGACGTGTCATGTTTTCCGCTGAAATCGACACTCTTTATGGAATAACGACTGTTACATCGGAGGCGTAATGGCTCTGAACCTTGATTCTCTCGGTTTATCTGCAAAGGTAACCGCGGAGGGGATCAGTGCGCCTGATTATCAGACGATACTCAGCACCCTGATTAGCTATTTTCAGCAGATTTATGGCAGTGATGCCTACCTCGAACCGGACAGCAAAGACGGCCAGATGGTGGCTCTGATGGCGCTGGCGATTCATGATGCCAATAATATGGCGATAACTGTCTACAACTGTTTTTCACCGGCAACCGGCTATGGGGCTGCACTGACCAGTAACGTGAAAATAAATGGTATTTCACGTAAAGGCGCGACGAATTCTACGGTTGATTTGCTTCTTACAGGAACTGCCGGAACAACCATCATTAATGGCAGCGTGAAAGACAGTAATAATGTGATATGGCGTTTGCCTGCTTCAGTGGTGGTCGGCGTGGATGGTACAGTGATGGTGACCGCAAAATGTTCCGTCAGTGGTGCAGTGGCGGCGCTGGCTGGAACTATCACTGAAATTAATACGCCAACCCGTGGCTGGGTTTCGGTAACCAATCCTGCTGCAGCTACTGTAGGCACTCCAGCAGAAACTGATGCGGAGTTACGTATCCGCCAGTCGCAAAGTGTTGCGTTGCCATCAATAACCCCATTTGAAGCACTGGATGGTGCTGTTTCTAATGTTACCGGTGTAACCCGCCACAAACTCTATGAAAACGATACTGGTTCGGAGGACGGTAACGGGTTACCGCCACACTCTGTTGCTGTAATTGTGGATGGCGGTGATGTAACGGATATTGCTCAGGCTATCAGAGGAAATAAAGGCCAGGGGACAGCCACTCACGGTACAACATCCGTTACGGTTCCGGATAAATACGGCAATCCCCATGTAATCAAATTCTCGCGTTCCAGTGATGTGCCTGTTTATGCCCGGATTAAATTAAAAGTTTTTACGGGTTATACCTCACAGATAGGGCAGCAGATCCAGCAGGCTATTTCCGACTATATCAATAGTCTGATGATTGGTGATTCGGTCCTTTTAAGTCGCATTTACTCACCGGCGAATCTTGGCGTGGTGAGTAGCGGGAATGCACGCTATTACGATATTCAGGAACTGACGATTGGGAAATCCCCGGGGGCTTTGTCGTCATCAAACATTGATATCAGATACAACGAATCTGCGTCCTGTACCCCGGAAAATATCGTTATAACGGTGGAGTCATGAGCAAATACACCGAACTAATCACGAACTACCACGCCACCAAACCTAAATTTCTTGCGCATGTTGATCTGATGACCCGGCCACTTATTGATGTTGCGGCTGCCACCAGAGGGCTGATTACTGCATTTGATATTGACTCTGCGGTTGGTGTGCAACTTGACATTCTTGGATTGTGGATCGGACGTAGCCGTGTTGTCAGCCAGCCTATCTCAGGTGTCTATTTCAGCTGGGATACCGACGGGCTTGGATATGATCAGGGGGTATGGCAGGGACCATACGATCCTGATTCAGGATACATGTATCTCAGCGATGAAACTTATCGTGTCATTCTTAAAGCGAAGATTGCGATTAATAACTGGGATGGACGGAATGATTCGCTTCCGGCAATTCTTGACGCGGCGACAGCAGGATCCGGACTGCGAATGCAGATAGTCGATAACCAGGACATGACGATATCGGTCTGGGTCTTTCCTGATACTGATATTTCAGATGTATCGCGTGAGTTAATTGCGGCAATTAAACAGGGGTATCTCACAGTAAAAGCCGCCGGGGTATGGGCGGGTGGCATTGAAACACCTTCGGTGGAAACCCCATCGGAAGGCTCAAAATTTTTTGGTTTTGATATGGATAACGAATTCATCAGTGGTTTTGATGTAGGAGCATGGGGAGTATTACTCTGATGGCGAAAAATGACTTTAAAGCGTTTGCAACGGATCGAAATGCCAATGTTATATCGCAGGAGGAATGGGAAGCGTTGCCCGCGCTTTTATCCGGATTTACAGCAGGGAAAGCCTCTAGTGCGCAAGTCAATAAGGTTATTCGGCAGGCCAGCTTTATTGCTGCAGCTCTGGCCCAGTTTGTAAGTGATAAAACGCAACGGGATGTGCTTGATAATGGTGATCTGCCCGGTTTTGTTGAATTGCTGGGATCGGGGTTTGCTGTTGAATACCTGAGCCGCAAGAATCCGTTTGGCGATATCAAATCGGATGGCACTGTGCAAACGGCTCTCGAAAACCTGGGAATGACAGACATTCTGAATGATAAACAGGATAAAAATGATAATCTGACATCATTGTCGAGCTTAACAGGAATACCGGATGGGCTGGCATTTTTTACAGGTGCTGGAACAATGGATATGACAGCGCTGACTCAAAATGGTAGGGAAATTTTAAGTAAAAAAAACGTATCGGAAACTCTACAATATTTAACACTTGGTGATGGAACAGGAAGGCTTTTGGGGGTTCAGGTATTTGGATCATCTGGGACTTATCACAAATCACCTGGTGTAACGAAAATTATAGTGGAAGCCGTTGGCGGTGGTGGTGCCAGTGGCAATTTATCAGCAACAGCCTCAAATAACTGTGGTGTAAGTGCTGCCGGTTCCAACGGGGCATATGCTAAAGCATTTTTTTATCAGTCTATACCTGAATCCGTGCAAGTAACTATTGGAAGCGGTGGTGTAGCAGGAACAGGACCAGGAGGCTCTGGAGGTGACGGCGGGAATACAAGCTTTGGTGATTTGCTTGTATGCCCGGGAGGAAGGGGATCAACTCAAGTTCAGCAGGTACCTCCATTTTCAGGGGGAAGTGCAACAGAAGCACCAATTCCTACAGGGCAAGGGATTCTGTTCCATTCAGTTTCACGATCAAATTTATGTGGGGCACTTGGACTTGGTGATGATCAGGCGATTGGCGTTGAAAGTATAACCACTACTATGCTTGGGACATACGGTATTGGCGGGACAGGTAAATACAATAAGGCGTCATCAGGCCCAGCGACAGGAAATAATGGAAATCAGGGATATATTCTTGTGTGGGAGTATCAGTAATGAGCGATATTTATGCAGTCGTACAAAATGGTGTCGTTACAAATCTTGTTGTATGGGATGGTAAGTCAGAGTTTAAGCCAGAAAAAGCGGATATAGTTAAATGTGTTGGAGATGTTGGTATTGGCTGGTCATATGACGGTAAAAAATTCATCAAGCCTGAAGATAAAACCGCGCAATAGCGCGGTTTTATTTATTTTACTGCTAAAATTCGTTTTCTTAGCATCAGCTCTAAAGGCTCCTCAACTAATTTATAAAGTATGATTGAGACTATGGTTATTATAACAAGGAGCGCTATTAAATAGAGTGGTCCGGGGTTATGTCCAAAGATTTTAAAGCAAAATAATATAATGGGTTGATGAATTAAATAAAAAATAAATGATGATTTCCCTAATAGTTCTAGGGTTTTTGAACTGAGGATAGTATGAATGACTCCATTTCTTAGATAGATGCATGAAGTAAAGAATATTACCATGGGGAGTAAATAATATAACGAATAACGTAGACTATTATTTATGTTGTTGCTATAATATATAGCTATTAGCAGAGGTAATAGTGAAATTAAAAACAAAAGGCTGTCGACTGTCTGCTGTCGGCTGTTTTTCCAGCAAGCGTAAATAATCATGCCGCAAATAAATTCTACCAAGCGGCTTACTGGGAATATATAATATAACCAGTGATTAAGTTCTTCTGTTTGTATAATTTTTAAAAAATATATAGTTAATAGTAGAGTTATAATTGATATTGCAGTGATTACTTTCTTTGTAATTGATGTATAAATCAACGGAATAAACATTAAATAAAAAAACAGCTCATCAGACAAAGACCATGATACACCATTTAATGAGAAGTAGTAATCCTCCTTTGGTATCCAACTTTGCATTAATAAAATATTTGTTAAGGTTTTTGAAAAATCAAAGTTCTTTAAGTGAATGGTTAGTAAAATAAATGGCATGGCTAATAATAGATGCATTGGAACAATTCTTGCCAATCTTAAAAGAATAAACTGTCTTTTACTTGTTACTTCATTTTTTAGCTTGTCTTCATATGAATATGAAAGAATGAAGCCAGATAAAATAAAGAAAAAGGAAACGCCAATAAATCCCTGGGAAAACATTTCTTTTACAAAAACACCAAAATAGTCTGTATTTAAATGGCATAAATAAACCATTAATGCAGCTATAAATCTGAGTCCTGTTAAGTGGCGAAGCATCAATAACCTCTTGTTATGAAGATAAAGCAATTCAAAAGAGGCATTTTATGACTGTAGGGGATTGGTGTCTATATGAATGAGTAATCTGGTTTTTAAAATCTTCTTTAATTACAAAATAAACCTTTCTTAGGCTATAGATTTGTGGCTGTAACACTGTGTGTCCACGACATTGAGACATCCTTCCGCTTTGCTATAGATGTGGAATTCAGGATCAAGCGATATCGGACTCATCCTCAGCACCACCCGGTTAATCTGGATAACGGGAGAAGGGAAGCGCTGCCAGAAGATGATGATGGTTACAGTTCTGCACTGGCTATTCTGCACTGGCTATATTCGTGGTGATCACTTACATAATTAATGACGCCAGGAATACGGAGTTTGATGATTGCCTGGTGATGTGAGAAAAAACTCATACACACAAAGCTTTGCACTGGATTGCAAGGCTTTGTGCTATTCGATAGCACGAGTTTGAATGAAAATCAGCTGTTATCGATTTTACGTATTTTTGTATGAGAGGATTTTTACCTCCTCCCACCGATCCTCCATAACTTTACGACACTGTCTCTAGGACTGCTATGTGCCAAGAGCGGAATTTTCTAATATTATGCTGCATTCGTTTAAGGGGAGCAGATCAGCTAACGACTCCTACGTCCTGGGGAAAGGTCACATATGCTAAACAGCAGCTCAGCAAAGAGAAGAGCGAATTTGGTAACGGGAAACCGTTATGATATGAATAAGGCTCCCAATGGGAGCCTTATTTTTTGATAGGGATGATGAATATTATCCGAGGCTTACTGGCTTTACACCTTTCTTCGGCCCGACCATATCCATGTCTTTTTCCTTCTGACCAACTTTGGCAAGTTTGTTGCCGTCGATGGAAGCCCAGAAGTCGAGAGAGCGTCTTGCACTAGCCATAGCTTTATCAGAAGTGATTTTTTTATGTTGTTTGATCATGGTTAACCTCTTTGGCTATAGACTTTACGGATAATTTTATAACAAATGCGTTCATTAAACAAACAGCCCATCGACTGCTGATTGAGATTGTCATTCTTCAACTGGGTCAATGCCATTCACTTTCCGTCGTATGGTGTCGAGGATGTCGTGCACATCTGCAGACATCTTACTGTGGTCATGCCATACTTGGGCAAATCCGTAGCTCCTGTAACGCGGTTGTGCATCTTCAGTAGGATCTTGAATATAAACGTCGTCAAGCTCCGCGATCTGGCAGAAGGTAGTCGCGTAAATAAGTGCGATGATCAACACATTGCCTGTTAGGTCGGTATCCTCATCTGAAATGAAGTTTTCTAACATGCAAATTGAGAATTGCTCACGGCGCCAGTCGTATTTACAAATGATAACCGCATGAAGCTGTTCGGGCTCATCACGGTCGATCAGCTTTAACGTTATATCCAGTATTCCATCTACAGCGTCACCGCGATAGGTCTGCATCGCCCATCGCCAGTCCAAGTGGCTTTGTAAACTTGCATCTTCAAGCTGGCGTCTCTCTTCATCGCTCAAAACGCCTACAGAGATATTAGTCCATCCAAGTGATTCAATAGCTTTTTGTGTTGTTGCTAGACATTGATCATGTATTTGCTGAGTAGATAGGAAGCTCACTTCATGTCATCCTTTATCTTTTGTCCCACAGCAATTATATCGTTCAAGTGTGAAAGTAGGCGAGTTATTCTGACCTACGCCCCTCGCTATACGTGGTTTTAGAGGGCTGACATGACTGTTCCCAGCTGATTGCCACACGGCATTGTTCGCAAGATTTATGTCGACTCAATTATGAACGTCTGCTGATCGCTCATAACAGGCATTCACTACATTTATCTTCATTGGCTATGCAAGTCGTAATACAAGTTGGGACAAAACTGAGACACATAAGGCCTCACAATGGCTTGCAAGGCTTTACATGTTTTGATGTGATGGGACGTGTGAGCGCAGTGTTGATGGGGTAATGCTTTGAATTAGAAACGGATTCTTATAATTCGTAATGCGAAGGTCGTAGGTTCGACTCCTATTATCGGCACCATTAAAATCAAAGAGTTACCCCATATTTAAATACACCACGTTTCCTCCTGTGCCGCATTTGTGCCATTGTAACCTTGGCAATTCATCAAAATACTGTTCTGACATCAGGCAGTGCAGGTGCAGCTAT